AAAATGTTTAGTATTTGGATCAGATAATCCTAATAAATTTGCATATGCACCATCTATAGCAAGTCAAGAAAAAGATGAAGCTGCACAATTAAATAGAACAGAAGTAAAAATTAAATTAAAGAAAGTTACTTTACCAGACAGTAAAGGAATAAAAACAGATTATGCATATAATGCAGCCGTATTAGAAGATCCAAGTAATGAAAATAGCGAAGGAGTAATAGTAAGTAGAATATATACTTTAGATAGTGCGGCCGCAGAGAATCCTATACCAATTGGTAGTTTATATTTTAAAAATCAGGCAAAGCCAGGTGAAGCCCCAAAATATAAACCTGTTGATTTTACATTTTTAGCTCAGACTAAAAAATAAAAAATAAAAAATAAATATTATAAATAAAAATAAATCCTAAAATATAATAATGAAAGTAATATATTTTTAAAAATTTATTTATAAAATTTACTATATCATGAAACTGAGTATTTTTATCTATTCCACAAATATTGTTATAATATAAAGTTAAAAAGCATCTATTACCAAAAATAATCCAACCAAATAGTGTTAACAAACCAATAGTAATATTAAAAATATAATATCTAAATATAAAAGTACCAAAATATAAATATACTGAAAATATATGATGTAATAATGATAATGATATAGTATAAATAGTATTATTATTACATTTTACATAATATCTCTCTATAAAAAAAGATATTGTTACTAAAATTAAAAAAATAGATAACTTAAATTTATATATTTCTCTCATTTAAATTATTAAGAGAAATATATTATTTTTTTAAAAGTAATTCTAATATTTTATCTTGATTTTTTAATGTTAATTGTTGATTAATTAAAATAGTTTGTAATAAATTTAACATATTTTTTATATCATTATTATCTTCATTACTATCTCTAGTCTCTCTAGTATCTATAGTTTTAAGTTTACTAATAATATTTTCAGTAGATGGAACAAATGATACTTTTTTTGATTCATCTTCTTTTGATTCATTTAGATTTGTCTCAGCTGCAGTCTCTTTAGGTTTAGATAAAGGTGGTAAAGTATCATACGATCGATCATTAATTAAATTATTTAATTTTAGATTTAATTCTGCATCATTAAAAGGTTTATCTATATCATCACTAAATGATATATCAGTTGGTTTATTATGATTAACTAGTTGAATAAATTCCTGTTTTTTATTTTGAAATTCTTCATTGACTTTAATTTTAACCTCTTGCAGAGGTTTTTGAATATGTTCATTAGTAAAATATTTAATTTTATCCCTCATTCTACTCATTAACATTTTATTGCGATCCGTGAGAGATATATTAGTTAGTTTAGAGATTTCTACTATAATTTGTTCGTACATAGTTTTAATATTTTCAAAATATGAATCAGGTATATTAACAAATGCATTTGCTTCCATAAGAAGTTGCCAAATCATTGCTTTATTTTTTGTGGAGATAAACTCTTTTTCTGTCATATATAAAAATAAATTAATTTATTTTTATATTAATTAAATAATATTTTTCTTAATTTTTCCATTTCTTTATCAGGAATTCTCTCGGTGAAATATGGTAAACTATTACTAGTAAGTAAAGTAATAATAATATATAATACATACATACCACATTCTGTGTCACTTTTTTGATGTTCTGTCATATTAATATATTCTTTAAGATAAATATCATGACGTTTAGCCTGTCTAATAACTCTATTTAAAAATGTTCTAACTTGTCTTGGTGTCTTGTCTGCATTACTATCAAAATAGTAAATAAAATTTTTATTTAAATTAATAAAAATGCAAATCCAGTGTGAACCACCTAAATAGTGTGGATCAGTGTTTAATACAATTCCTATTTTATTAATGCCTTTATTTAATAAATTTTTTACACTGAAATTACATAGATCATTCCATACACATTGACCAAACATTTTTTTTTTATCAAAATCAATAGGTGAAGGTCCAATAAATTTAAAATTTGGATATTTTTTTTCATATTGTTTCATTACATTAATAATATCATTGCTATTAAGCCATTCATTTGGATTTTTTTTCCAGGTAGGAGGTGCACTTGGTGCGAATGTATATTGTTTAAGTGAACTATCTAAATTATCTGATATAAAATTTTGTTTTAACCAACAACGTTCATTTCCACAAGTTTTACTTAAATAGTGTTTAAGAGTTTTCCAAATCTCATATGTATCATTTGTATAAATTTTCTTGTCTGGATGGTCTTTATTCCATTCGCGTTTTAATTTTAATAAACTAGATGGAGAATAACAAGTATATGATAATTTTTTAGTTGGACTACAATTTAAGTTTTTAAAGTTTTTTTTTGTATGTTTTTTATATTTTTTGTTTTTTCTAGTTCTACCAACCATCTTATAATTATATTAGATTATTCTTTAATGGTTGTAGGTTTAACTCCTTTTGTTCTTAATTTAGGATCTTTAATATTAATATTTTTTTTTTGTGGTATTATATGATTTTCTTGTCTATTTACAACAATTTTTTTTACAAAGTTTTCTAAATTAGGTACTTGATCATTTTTTGTATTAATTAACATATCATTAATTGATTCAATATCTTCTTCTAATTTACTATTATTATCTTTTGTAGTGTTTAAACTTAAATCGGAATATTCTTCTTGATATATATCTTTTATATCTTGTTGTTTAAAATAGTAAATTAATTCAGAAGCATAATTTTCGAAAATGGTTTTTAAATGATTATTTGGATAATTAGTTTTGATCATATCTTTTGTTAATTGAGTTATTCGTTTTCTATAAAATTTAATATCTTTTTCTAAATTTGTATCTAATAAAGTTTGATTTTTTTTTACTAACATATTAGGATTTAAAAGATATTCTAAAGTAATCTTATTTATATATTCTTCATTCATAATATATAAACATTATTTATCTTTTATTTCTTGCCGCGTATCATTATTAAATAATTTATTTCCTAAATTTACTGGTGGCTGTACAAATTGATAACCAGATTCTCTATTTAATGTTGGTTGTAAACCCCAAATATTATACTCAGTATTTGATGTAGGTAAATTAGGATATAATCCTTGAGCAGTACTGGTGCCTGATTTTGGTACTGTTGAATTATATAAATCACTAGTACTATTTGGAACATAAGTAGCTTGTGGTGCATTTTGTAATGCATAGATTTGGTTTCTTAAAACAGATTCAGTATTAATATTTTGATTATACTGACTCCAAGCACCTCCTTTAGTACAAGGTAAAAAATATTTTTTTGGATCTGAATTATATTTAAGAATTCTTGGTTTACAAGTAGTTGTGGGAGGAATACTATTTTGAAATGGACGAGTATATAAAGTACTTTGTGGACGTGGTGATATTAACACTTCTATATTGCCTGTAGCCATAGTTCTCGCTAAAATACGATCATTAATTTCATTAACTAATCGATCTGTGCATAAATTACAATTTATTGTGGAATTGCTCATATATTTATAGTGTTATAATAAAACAAATCTAAAGATTTAATTTATTATATTGTATATGTGCGGAATATTTGGACTACTAAATTATAAACATACTAAATTAACTACAAATTTTATAGGAGAACAGGCACAGAAAGGTCAACATAGAGGCCCCGACTCATATAAAATAGATATTAATAATGATATTTTTTTGGCATTTTATAGATTAGCAATTAATGGTTTAGATAAAAAGTCTGATCAACCTCTTAAATATAATAATAAAGTGTTAATATGTAATGGAGAGATTTATAATTATAAACGTCTATATGAAATTATGGATGTTAAACCAGTTACTAATTCTGATTGTGAATGTATTATCTATTTATATGAAAAATACGGAATTGATTATACAGTTAATTCATTAGATGGAGTTTTTGCATTTATACTTATAGATTATGATCTAGATAAAATATTTATTGCAAGAGACCAGTTTGGTGTTAGACCTCTTTTTTATTTATCAAGTGACACATTAGAAGATAGTGATAATAAAATGCTAGGATTTTCATCAGAAATGAAACAATTACATATATTTTCTACACATATTAAAGAATTTAATTATAATGGAATAGACAAATTAAAAGTGAATACATTTGATCCGGGAACTTATATGTGTTTAGAGCTAGAAGATGATATTTGGAATATAAGTAAAACAGTTAAATTTGCTAATTTTCATTTATCACGAATCAATCCGCCAAATGAGGATATGGAAGAAAGTGGTATCTTACAAAATATTCACGATATTTTTTGCGAAGCGGTATATAAAAGAGTTACAACTAGTGATAGACCGATTGCTTGTTTATTATCAGGTGGCTTAGACAGTAGCATAGTAGCTGCATTAGTTAGTAAAATTTATAATAAACCATTATCTACTTATAGTATTGGGTTAGAAGGATCAGAAGATTTAAAATATGCTAGATTAGTAGCAAAACATATAGGATCAAATCATACAGAAGTAGTAGTATCAGAAAAAGATTTTTTTGCATTTATTCCTTTAGTAATTGAGAATATAGAAAGTTATGATACAACTACAGTTAGAGCTAGTGTTGGTAATTTATTAATATCTCAGTATATTTCTGAGTCATCAGATGCTAAAGTAATTTTTAACGGAGATGGTAGTGATGAACTTATGGGTGGATATCTTTATATGAATCACGCGCCAGATGCACTAGAATTTGATTGTGAATGTAAACGATTATTAAAAAATATACAATATTTTGATGTTTTAAGATCAGATAGATCTATTTCTACTCAAGGATTAGAACCTCGCACACCATTTTTAGATAGAGATTTTGTAACATTTTATCTTTCTATTCCAGTAGAATATAGATTTAATACTAATAAAATCCAAGAAAAATATCTATTCAGAAAAGCTTTTGATAAAGACTATTTACCAAAAGAAGTATTATGGAGAAAAAAAGAAGCATTTAGTGATGGAGTCAGCAGTAAAGAGAGATCTTGGTACCAGATTATAGATGAATTAGTATCAAAACAGACAAAAGTAAAATATGATCTTGAAAAAGTATATATACATAATTCACCTGAAACAATGGAACAATTATATTATAGAACTATTTTTGATAATTTATATCCAGGGCAAGAACATTTAATACCGTATTTTTGGATGCCAAAATATGTTTATGCTACAGATAGTAGCGCTAGATCATTAGATATATATTCAATTAATAATAATGATGATAATAATGATAATGATGATAATGATAATAATGACAAAATGATTTAATAATAACATAATAACAATTATAATATATTATAATATATTATAAATGGGACGTTTAGGCAATCCTTCTTCACGTGGGTATGCAACGCCAACATATGCAACTACATTAATTACTGCAAGAGAAACATTTGGTGGGGATAGTAAAGCAGGTCTAGGTAGACATATCGGTATGGGTAGGTTTACATATAGCGCAATTGTGAATGGTTCTGCTGGCCATAAGGCACCACCTCTCGCTGGTAATTCATTTTTAGCAGCCTATGAGGTAGGTAATCTAGATGATCCAGATTATCCAATTAGTAAAACAAATCAACTTTCACGAGTAGGAGCAGGTACTACAGGTGGAATGACACGTACTCCAGCAGATGGTGTAAACTCAGAACAACGCAAAGAGATGCAAGAGCGTGTAGACAAATGGAATAAACTATGGCCAGCAATGCCAATAAGAGACACTCCTAATGAGTGTTGTCAAGCCATACCAAATTGTGGGTGCGCTAGTACTCCAAGTTCAGGATATCGATTTCAAAACGAGACTGAGTTACTACAAGCAGTTATTTTGTGGTTTAGTGATAAAAATTCAGCGTTAACAACATATGGTAATATTAGTACCTGGGATGTATCACTTATAACAGATATGAATTTACTTTTTAGCAACTCGCCAGCAAATACGATAGGTGATACAGATACAGGTGATATTACTAGTTGGGATACAAGCAATGTTACTGATATGAGTCAAATGTTTAGCGGGGCACAACAATTTAATCAAGACATTCACAGTTGGGATGTAAGCAATGTTACCAATATGAATTCGATGTTCTTTAATGCATTCGCTTTTAATCTACCTCTTAACAATTGGGATACAAGTAATGTTACCGATATGAGTGCGATGTTCTATCAAACACCTTTTAATCAAGATATTAGTAGTTGGATTACAAGTAAAGTTACAAATATGAGTGTGATGTTCTTTCTAACACCTTTTAATCAACCGATTAATACTATTGGAAACCGTTGGGATACAAGCAATGTTACCGATATGGATGGGATGTTTACCGGGGCATTAGTTTTTAATAGAGACATTAACAATTGGAATACAAGCAATGTTACTGATATGAGTTTTATGTTTAGCGATGCACAACAATTTAATCAAGACATTAGTAGTTGGGATACAAGTAATGTTATCAATATGCTGGGGATGTTCCAGATTGCACAACAATTTAATAGAGACATTAGTAGTTGGGATACAAGCAATGTTACTGATATGGGTAGGATGTTCTATTATGCACAACAATTTAATCAAGATATTACCAATTGGAATACAAGTAATGTTACCGATATGAATGGGATGTTCTGGAATACCCAACAATTTAATCAAGACATTCACAGTTGGCATGTAACTAATGTTACAGATATGAATTCGATGTTCTATCAAGCACAAGGTATGAGTGGTCAAGATTGGAGTAGTAGTACTCCTGGTGTTACTAATTGGATAAATACCTTAAATACAATTTCTGGACCCCCCGGCAGCGTGGTCAGTAATTTCTATTACAACAGCAACACTGGAGATGGTGAAGATTATACTTATAACGAGTCAACAACACCACCAGATGCTTGGCCTAAATTGCATTAAGCAGTATGAGCAAACGATATTTTATAAAAAATTATAATTTATATTTTAACATATATAAATTATCGTTTAATGGTTTTATTTTTAGTTTCATATTTATTGCGGCGAGTAGTTTTATTAATAGGTTGTAAAAAATTTTCAAGATGTTCCATTAGTTCTTTACCATTTAAATTATGATTAAAATTTCTTTTACTATCTCGTTGTAATTCTGACATATTGTATCGATTCATAAATTTATGAATATAATTATTAAAACTATCATATGACATACTCATATTAGTGGTATAAAATCGGTTAACAAGTAAATTTATTGGCAAAAGTACACTATATGGTTCAATATGAATATAGTAGACATTATCATTGTCCATTTTTTCATGATATAAGTCATCAATAAAACATATCTGGGTTTTATTTCCTAATTTAGTAGTTCTTAAAAAATCATTAACAGTTTTATCGTGAGTTGTACGTTGAGATTCAATTTGTATACCATCAACAATATAAGCACCAATATGATTATCAAATAATTTATAGTTTACTTTATTATCTAAATAGAGACAAATACGTCTAGCCCATTCTTTAGGTCCTTGATTATTAGTGTAGAGACATACTTTGTATAGATCGCCTTTAATTTTCTTGTCTCTTAAAAATTTCATAACATTAAATATATTAGGTCTAAAATATTCAGGATATAAGTCTAAAATATGCATAAATTCTTTTCTTGTAAGTTTTTTTTTATATAATTTTTCAATAGCATCGCAAAAAATACCTAATTGCTGAAAGCAACCAATAGTTTCATCAAGATCAAAAACAACTACACGTTTACTCTGGTTTCTCATATAGTAATAGTATGATAAAAAAAATATTATCAAAATAGTTATAATTATCAAAATAATTAAATAATTATTTTTTATTTGGGATATTAAATTATTATAATCAATCATAATAATTTAATATAATAAATTATCTTTTTTTGGTCTTTTTATTCTTTTTAGTTTTTTTATTCTTTTTACTTTTTTTGGTTTTTTTAGTTTTTATAGTTTTTTTAATTTTTTTTAATAATTTACCACCAGTCATTACTCTTGCCCATAGTGTTGGATCTCTTTTAAGACGATTAATAGTATCTAGTTTAACAGCTAGTTCTGCATTGTGAAATAAAAAAGTATGACCATTGTTATATAATATTGTAGTAGAATCTTCATATGGATATACTGTCACACCATTAATATCAAAAAAATCAGAATAACAAGGAAAAAAAAGTAAATTGTATCTATCTTCTACCTTTCTTGCATTAGGATCATTAACTAACATTAAATAATTACGATTTAATGCATATGGTAAAAAATTTAATAATTCAACTGGTGTATTTCCTAGACCAGATAATGGTTGTAAACGTCGAGTCATT